AAACCGGCGATAGCGCCACTCATTCGGTCCGGAATAAGAAACGATCCCATCCGCAACTTCAAAATCATCGGCCGAAGCTGTTCCGAAAAAGGCCGCAACTTCGGCATCCGCAACAGCGGTCTTGTCCGGCGACTCAGCAAACCCCGGCGCGACGCTCAGTGTGATGCGGCCGCGCCATGGCAGAACTGGTTGTTCCGTCGACCCTGTCCATGGGTTGATCAGGCCATTGCCAGCTATCTGATCCATCAGGATGAAGGGATAATACATCACAGCCAGCCCGTCGGCCCGCATGCGTTGGATCGCCTGGATCACCGACTGATCCGTTGGCGTGCCACCATAGACGGGTCGCCCTGCGTCTTGCGGGACGGCATCTGCCTGACTGCGCGACACTCCCGCGACAGACCAGGGCATGCCTTTGGCGTCGCGGACCGACTGTTCGACCTTGGGACGAACCGTACATTCGCCACAACGAAGATCGTCGCCGAACCAACCGACAATGAGGGACCCCGCCTTGCAATTCGGCGCTTCCTCAGTCAACTGACGGAGTGATGTCACGAAATCGGCTTCTTCCGAAGGCGAACCCACGTTGGAGACAACGCGCCCGTTGTGCCCAAACGAAAACGGACTGTTCGAGGCATCCCCGCTATCGGTGAGGTAGACCGGTTGGGTCGCCAAAGCGTACTCCCCCGTGCCAGGGATGACCGCGACCCCCTGTATGAGCGTCGGCACATCGTCCTCTGACAGATCCGGGCGGGTGACCTCAAAGCTGAATTGCGGCACCCGGTTGCCATAGCGGTCCAGCGCCAGATCCTCGATCACCACATAGGCGATACCACGATACGCCGGCACCAATCCGGCTCCTTCCACGGCCTCGATCTTGGGATCAGGCAGCTGGTCGCCTGTGCCTGCATAGACGCGCATGTTCAGATCGCCGATGGCCACCTCCGCACCATCTGCCCAGACCCGCTGAATACCCGTGATCTCGCCCTCACAGAGCGCCACGGCAAGGCTCACGGAATAGCTGAACTCTCTCACCTTCGGTTGCGGGGGCGCACCTTTGCCCCCACCACCCGACTCGCGCACGCGCTCTTTGAACTCGGTTGCCCAAATCACATGACCGCCCAGCCGCATGCGACCATGGACCTGCGCGACCGGTGCGCCTTCGCCCGCACCGGTCAGGCGAAACCTTTCGATTTTCCCGGTTTCCACAGCCTCTGAACCCGCACCCAATAGCCGCTGATCCATGGCGCGTCCAAGGGATGCACCGACAAACCGCCCCACCGCCGTCATTGACAGCCCCAGGACAGAGCCGCCAATCGAACTGCCGATTGCCGCCCCCGCGGCAGAAAGAAGGATCGTCGCCATCACTCTAGCTCCAATGGTAGGGCAAAGCGGGCCACCACCCGCCGTGCCCAGGGCGTGCTCAACGCACTCTCGATGACACCGTGTCCGCTGTAGGCATGGACAAAGCTGGCATGCGCCCCGGTCCGCGCCTGCAATCCGACATGCTTTGCCACGGACCCTTCACGCATCCTGAACAACAGGACATCGCCGGGTGCGGCATCCTCCAGTCTTTTTGACCGTAGATGTTGCAAGCCCGCCCGCCACAACCGCTCATCGCCCTGGGGTTCGGACCAGTCCATGCTGTAGGCGGGAACCGGTTCGGGCTCGGCACCGATCACCTCACGCCAGACGCCGCGCAGCAGTCCGAGGCAATCGCAACCCGCCCCACGGGACGATGCCTGATGGACATAAGGCGTCCCGATCCAGCGACGCGCGACCGCGACCACCTCATTCATCTGCGGCTCCCACCGTCGAGCCGTTTGGCGTAGGTTGGATGGACAGTGATCCAGTCCTCTTCGGGCAGGTCGGGAAAGCCACGAAAATTCAGATGATTGCCAAATTTCAGTCGACAGGTTTCAAACCGCTTGTCGCAGCCGGCGGTGAGCCGCACGAGATCACCCGCGATGGGCGCGACCCGCAGCGGTTCCCAGATCTCGATGACGCGCAGACCATCGCGACGGATCTGATCGCGCTTGACTGCGCCGGACAATCCCGTAGCAGCCCCCGACAGGATCTCCAGCCGACCGCGTTGAAACCAGCCCACCGAAAACGCCGACAGATCATCGGCAACGAAAACCCGGTTTCCGTCAACCGCCCCCAGGACGCCCTCATGGGCATACCCCCCCAACGACAGGTTGACGTCGCAATCCGCATCCCCCAGCACCGCCGAACACGGCTTTTGGTAAACACGCCCCACGGGCCGGTTCAACGCCTCGGTCAGGCCCCGCAATTCAGCGTGAAAGGCACCTTGCCCACGCCGCACCTCTCCAATGGTGCCACGAAACAGGATGCGGCGGGCCCCGACGTCTGCCCAATTGACCATCCAGGCCACCACTTTGGCACCGTCATAGCGGCCCGCAGCAATATCCGTCTCACTGATCGCAGAGGCGCTTAGCGCGCCCATCGCCTCACTATTGTCCACGGACAGACCCGTCGCTTGGCTTAGCGCCCGCGCCGACAGCCCGCTGTCCGCCCGGAACGTGATGTTGTCAAAGACAAGATCACGATCGTGATCGGTAAATGCCAACAGCACGCCATCCCGGCGCGTGACGGCCCAGGCCCGCGCGACGGTCGTCAATCCGCTTGCGAGGTGAGCGTGCAGGTCTGCCGCACCCATCAGACCCTGACCTCGACCACAGGAACGTCCGGCACCTGACCCGCGTTGAAACTGCCCGCGCTGACGTGAATTCGGTCCGTATCAAAACGCACAGGCACGTCAAAGACAAACCCGGCCCGAACCTCTTCACCCACGGCAGGTGCAACACTCAGGGTCACGCGTCCCGTCGACACGTCCACACTGAATCCAGCGCCTTCGGTCAGCGGCACCCCGCCCACCTGCACCAAAACGGACCCCGCAACCGGTTTGGCGACAGGTCGCACATAGCCCACTCCACCGGACACATAGGTCTTGGTCAACGGGAACGTCTCTGCCACGCCATCCCCCGTGCCGATCAACTGATCCGCCGCCGTGGGTGTCTGCGAAGGGGGACACGACTTGAAGTCCGCCCAGTCCTTCCACCGAAATCCGTGCAATTGCCCACGCCGGGCCTCAAAGAACGCGATCAACTGGGCCACATCGTCCAATGACCGAAGCCCCAGGCCGGCATCATATCGGCGCAGAGAGTGCGCCCAGGGTGTATTGCGCTCTTCAAAGCCCGACGCCAGTGTTACGATGTCCGTGCGCCGTTCGGGCCCACCGACCGAACCAAAGCTCAGGTCGGTCGGAAATCTCACCTCGTGAAAGCTCATGATCTTCTCCTCAGCGGTTGCGTGCGCCACGGCTCAACGCCTGGCCCATGCGGGCAGCGATCTGGCTCTGACTGCGTTGGAATCCCGCCACATCCGGGGTCGAGATATTCATCACCACCGTCACCGGCGCACTGCCGCCGCCCGCCGCCCGGACGCCCAGCTTGCCATCGGCGCCCCGCGTCAGCGGCATGATCGCCTCCGGTCCGGCCTCTCCCATCAGCCCTGTTCCACCGCGCATCGGAAAGTAGGTAGGGCTGCTCACAACCCCGCCGGTGGCAAACGGCATCACCCGCCCTTGAGCAAAACTGCCACCCTCCGCAAAGGCAGAGAATCCGCCAAACAAACCGGATACCGCCGAAGACAGCATGCCTCCCATGTGATTGGCGACCGGCGTGACGGCGGCTTTCCATGCCGCATCGATCATCGATTGCGCGACGGTCTTCAGCGCATCGGACAGCTTCATACCGTCCAGAACCACACCGTCGATTGCCCGCGCCACACCGCGGCTCAGGGACGCCTCCAATCGTGCAGCGCCCTGTCCTGTGGCTGAAAATGTCTCATGGATACGCTTCAGTTCCGCATCGAATTGCGCCGCCATGCCAACCGCGCCCCCCAAAGAGGTCTCCAGCGCGTCGACCTGGCTTTCCAACTCGTTGATCATGTCGCTCATGGCCCGTTACCTTGCATTTTGTCGGGAAAGTCGGTCATCAGCTCTGTCAGCCTTGCCCGTCCCATCGGTTTTGCGCCCCCGCCGACGCCCAGCATCATCTGCAATTCGGCAGGCGTCAGCGCCCAGAACTCCGAGGGCCTGAGGCCCAGGCCTCCGATCCCGGCCCGCATCAAGGCAGGCCAGTCAAAGCCCGCCATCAACCGTCTCCGGCAGCATGAAGG